TGTCGATGTGCCTCGCAGGCAATATATCTCACAACAATGGCTCAATGCATTGTCTCAGCATTAAGCTTGAATATGTCTTCACTCTCCATTTCAATCAATGCTTCCGCGAGGCTTTGCATTAATCTGTTTGGGTCAGCGTTATCAACTAATCTATCGCCAAGATAACTCGTCAGCATCTCAGTCTCATTGTCTTGCTCGTCATCATCTCTGCATTGCAATTCCATAACAATCTTTAATCCGTATGCCATGACATCTCCAAAAGAAAAACCCGCGCCATTACAACGCGGGCTTAGTTGTCAGGGTAATCCGCTTGACTGTGGGAGACAGAAAGCAGACTTGCGATGAATAACCCCGCACGATCACTATAGCTCACCAGAGAGCTTCACATCAAGTCCCTGCGTCTGACATTTCCGCACCCAGCGCCATATACCCACAACTGTCCACGCTCGAATCCCTATGCCCGCCATTGCGCAGCCTCGCAATTTTGAGTAGCGCCATTAGGTGACACACGTCTGCGGCGCTAATATCACACCCCAAGTATGCGCCAAACAATGCCGCAGTAGTCCCGAAGTTTTCTTTGGGTTGACCGTAATGTATTTGGCGCGGGCCATTGATAAGTTCCCCAGCCTCAAGCAAAACGCTAGACCTTACATTTTCCGGCAACACAATCTTCTTCTCAGTCGGTATAGTTTTGTCGTTCATTTCTTTTTCCTTTTGTTTGTCATTTCCGCTTTCCTAAATATTATCTTTCGTCTCTCATCCTCAGACCACTTGGGCAACGCAGGATTAAAACGACGGCGATTAGCGAAACCCTCAAGCTCTCCAATATCGCGGCAAGAGTTAAGCTTCTCATCAAACGTCCTAGCCTCAATCGCCAGCTTCGTTCTCCCAGCAGGAAATACAAAAGCATCACCCCTCTCAACTTTACCCTCAACCCACTTCAACATCCTATCCCTCACCTCACTCATATTAAACTCCAATCTGCCCATTGTAGGAATTGTAGGAATACCTAAAGGTATATTCCTACATTCATACACTTTATGGTTTCGTAGGAATTACTGTAGGAAAGCGTATGAAACGTATGAATTGGACATCTAAGTCATTGTTTTTATTACACCCCCAATTCATACACTTTTCATACACTTCAGCATTTCCCCTCACCGTCCAAAAACCACACAAATCCATCATTTTGCACCAAATGTCCGGCACTAATCAGTGCATCAATCGCCTGCTTGTAGCTGGATCTTGGATTGCTGGCGTTAGATACCTTGCCCAAGAAATGGTTTCTGAGATCCTCCTCCTGAATCATCCAATACGTCCTCGGCTCTGGAAATCCAGCCCCCGCATGATTTGGTTGGCCCACGCCTTCACCCCTAAGTTGGGTAAATGCGTTGCGCATGATAAGCTGGTTCTTGCCCTTTATCTTTGGCTTGCTGGCTTCGGCAATTTCACTCTCGCTGGCCTCATGGATGACGCACGTTGTGACTGCATCTCCATCCTCATCAATGCCAAGCTCAACCACTTTAAGTTTAAACGTAAAGACTGTTCCAGTTTCCATGTCGCGCTGCTTGGTGGATTTCGCCGTGCGCAACCCCGTAACTTCGTCGTGGTCTAACTCTATCTCAGAATCAGTTGCAGCGCGCAAACTGCTATGCCCACGCGCACCAGCGGCTTTATCCTTCCCCGAATGATGCACAATTGAGACGTGCGCCTTGGTAATGATCCTGAGCTTATCGCAATTCGAAATGACACTTGTCATTGCTTCTGGTGCATTCTCATTACCACCAGCCATTGCGCGACTGAGCGTGTCAACTACAATCATTTTGAGTGGGCCGTGTCGTTTAGATATTTCGGCGCAAAGCTTTATGAGTGACGCCATGTCAACGTCTGGGTCTAATAAGTTTACTGGAGACGGCCTGACAGCCAATTTAACGTTGTTTTGGTCGGGGTAATGCTGTTTTAGGGCTACTACCCTATTGTGGAACGCCATACCCCCCTCAGTCGCCAAATATAATACAGATCCGCCATTTACCTTACTGCCGTTCCAATCATTATCTCCGCCGACGTGCCAGCCCATATCAAGCGCGAAGAAAGACTTACCCACGTTCGATTGCCCATAAATGACGGACATACCGCCCTCGGTGAGCCACCTCTTTATGAGGTAGTTTCTTGAGAGTTGCGGTACTGCATCCTCCGGCATAAAGATTTGATCCATCACGTTAGCGACAGTCAGCGCCTTTCTGGTGGCTTCCCTACCTTGGATGACCCACAGGTCTGAGAAATCCCAGCCCTCCTGCTCTGGCAGGATATATTCCACGCCGTGTTGCTCAAACGTAGTTTCACACGCCTTACGGCCCGCCTCGTCATTATCTCCGGCAACCACAAGCTCACACTTTGGCTTCGATTGGGATATTGCATCAACGACTGACGGTATATTATTTGCGCTTAATGCAAAGATTGTCGGTTTATCTGTGGCTTCGTGTATTGTTGCCGCATTGGCCCAACCCTCAGTGATGTAAGCGAAATCCTTTATCGGGCCACCTATGACGCTGAAATGACCGACTACGGGCATATTATAGCTAAACTTCTTCTTACCCTCCGCGTCGATATACTGGTAACCGACGCGCTTACCCGTCACATCTATGATAGATATTACAAGCTTATCGCCTTCGATTTTTGCATTGTGCAGGCTGAGTTTCTTCTTTTCTAAGTATGGATGTTTACTCATATCGTTACTTTCCGGCCAATCCACTTGCGATTCTGTGCGCACTTCTTTGCGCACTGGCGGCGCGCTAGATTGCGACGGCCAAAGGGACATATCCTTTAATTTGTCTTTAATTGCTTTGTAGTCTTGGCATTTCCTGCAATTTACTAAAACTTCACCATTAAATTCTTTAATCCAGAACCTATCGACGCCGGAACAATTTGGACACGGCCCATGAAATTCTCCCTGACTTGTTTTTTTTAATTCTAGGTTTGATATAATTGGCTGGCTATATTCCGACCAATACGCAATGGGGAACTTGCTATCCTTAATTGATTTTGCTACCATTTCCCTGCTCCTTTTTTTGGGTTTTTAGGGGCGCTCCTGTTAATATGCCCAGCGAATGGACACGCTGGGCATATTTTCATTATGACTGTATAACTACAAAGCCATTGTTTCTAAACACAGTTGACGTATCGTCGTAAGCTTTAAGTAAAAGCTCTGCTGTTGATAGTTTAGTCATTGGTTACTCTCCTTTGCTTTTGTTTTACAGATACTTCCCATAGATTAGAAATTGGTCTTAGTTTTTCCTGATCTAAGACCAAACCAATTCCATGCCCAAGGTCTTTTTTATAGCAGTTTTCTAGGAAGATTTTTTTAGGTACATATCCCGCTATAATCATTTCGTTTTCTAAATTTTCACACACAAGAACAGCGCAACTAGCTTTAAATGCTTCTGCATTTTTAAATAAAAGTTTTCCTGTTTTGTAAAATGTAGATTTAACATCTATTGATATATCATCTAGCCATAAATCAACACCTTCATCTATTCCCAATTGAAATAAGTTATGTTGAATATTGAAAGCTTTTGAAACAGCTAGTTCTGATCTTAAACCTAAATAGTCTAAATCATTATCACTCCTTCCTGAGTCACGTCTTTGGTTTTTGACACCAGATAATCTAGCCAATTGCCATCTCATTGTTGCTGCTTGCCTGCACATAGAAATTTCTTTTGCAGATAATCTAATAATCATTTAAAACGGAATTTCATCGTCAAGCTCTACGCTGCTTTTCGCAACGTTAGAAGTTGCACCATTTTCCTTTGGCATTGCAAACGGATCTTCTTCCCGCTTGGCCACGTAACCGCCTTCGATTTGGTCAAATGGATCTACACCCTGCGCAAGCTCTTGAAGCTCTAGCACTTGCACCGCGCGCAATCTCAGGCTCACACCATTTATTGATCCCGTGTTGTACGGCACAATTGTCACCGCCAAATTCATTTTGCTGCCGGAAGTTAACATGAAATCGTCTGGTAGTTTATTTCTCGCGGCGTCCACTTGCTTCGGCGCCTGAGTTTTTTCGCCGCCGTAACTGCCTTTTAGTTTTGTCTTACCGACAACCCTATCCTCTTCGTCTCGCTTGTAAGGTAGATAAGTTGGCTTCTCAGGCCACTTGCGCTTGGAATCGAGTGACGCGGCATTCTTGTAAGCTTCCATGCAGACGTTGTGTAAATCCTTCGCCGTGGCATCATCCATAACGAATGAAGTCTCATACGCGGCGCCATCGTCCATTGGATCACACTTGACAGAATTATTTTCTGCATTGTCGAAACGATAGGTTGAGTTTAATCGCGGATATTTCGCGTGAACGTTAGTAATCATATGTTGCATTTTGCAACTCCTTCTTGGTTTTGCGTGGCACCCCCACGCTGGGATCTCTTAGAAAGAATTTTCACTGTCCATCCACGCAGGCAGATGAATTGTGTTTATGTCTGGGTAGCCAGTGCCGAAGTCGTTCTGGTCAATGGCAGTTTTCATTTTTATCAAAGTTTCTATTACCCTGTTGTGCGCGTGTCTCAAATACATCTCACTGAGTTCGTGGCAGGCGACAACGTGCGGCTTATCCTTTTCGATGCAGATGAAGATGAAATTTTTAACCTTAACTTTATTTAAATTTAGGACGTGTAAATAAAAAGCTGCCTGCAAATCATACCCAAACGATCTCACAGCTTTTTCGAACCCACGCGGGCTGGCATCTTGACAAGTTTTAACGTCAATCACAATACCGCTATTTCTCAGCAATCCGTCCGGCCTCGTTTTGAGTGGAACATCAATGTCTGGATCGGTTGCGAAGAATGATGCCTCTGCCAGCAAATCAGAGTTTGTTAGTAGGTGATTTGCCATTTCATTCTTTAGGCAAGATTCCGCCATATCTGATGCAAGGTCAAAATCAGCCTCAGTGAGTAATATCTTGCCGCCAGTGTCAGCCTCTTCCTTTAACTCCGCCCAAGCCTTACCGCGCCGCGTCTCCGGCCCGCGAATAACTAAATCCTTTTCGGGTTCCAATAAGAGTGCGTGAACGCTGGAGCCAAGGTCGAAGGCGTGGCTTTCTTTTCTTACGTTGCCAATCCAATGCGCTAAACTTTTGTTGCTCACCATTTTTACATCGGTTGAGGAAAACGCTGCATCTTCGTGATACTGTTCATTGGTCATGGCGTCTGATTTTACAATTGTCATATCTTGCTCCCTAAATAACTTTAAACTCTGAAACTGGTATGTGGGCCACTGGCTCTACGTCCTGCCAATCCCCACGATCTTTCCTGCCGCCCACCTTAGTGAGCCATTCCTTATTTGGCATTCGCACCCAGCCCATCTTGTCAGTCCACTGCACAAGTAAAATGCAGTTAATGCCAAAATCTCTGTACTGCGCTGCGGAAAGTATTTTGGACAGTGAAATCATGTAAGTTGGGTAGGCTTCCATTTTATTGTTTCTGCATTTCACCTCAACAAAGCTGGTGGCATGGTCATTTCGGGTGACGCAGAAATCCATCTTATACTGAATTGGAAGTTTAACGTAACCCGCACCACCACCAAAATTTTCAATAAACTTTTCGATGGCGTTTATTTCTTTGCTGCGGTCTAGTCGCGTTTCGTATAGTGGCCTGCTCACGACATTAATTCCCGCACGATGAAGCAGAAGGCAACGAAATCAACTTCCACCTTGTAGTCTTCACCACCCGCCATAATTGAGTTGAGGGGTATGACGCAGCGAATTGGCTTGCGATCATATTTGTAAATCAGGCAAGGTATTTTACCCTCACGCTCCGCCGCAAATTTAACCTGATCCCACCACGCAGGCGCACCACCAATCGGCGCGTCTTTGTAGCGTTTCAACTCAAGAGTAAACGGAAAGTCTGGATCGTCTGGGATTAAATCAGCGTGGCCACCAGTTCTGTACTGTTCGAGATCTCTCTTAAACTTAATGCCCAACTCATCGAAGAGGTATGATGATACCTCACGCTCAAATCCGGCGCCCTTATTTCTACTGTTAACCATCAGTCGGCCCGTGGTTGCTTGACTTCGATACCCTGATCCGCAGCCATACCGATTGCAGCTACACGCACAAACGCCGTGAAGCTCAGACCCATCTTCCGCGCAGCATCAGTGATTGCGTCGTGTTGCACCTCACTGAGACTAATTAATATCTTTTTATCGTACATTGATCTTCCCTTCCACCAAACCATATATTTTTTATATACTGGCACAACCTCTAATTATTATTGCGTAGCTTTGGGCGCCGCATAAAGGTGCTTTGCATTAAATCTGTGTCCCTGCATCGGGACATAGAAAATTCGTAATGTTCGTAAATTATTGGGTAAATGTTATTACTTGCGTAATAACAAGTTTCCATATCTTTAAAGTAAATATGTGAGTGAACGGTATTGTCCTCCACATAATAAGTTAAGATTAAGACCACCCAATACATTATTTGTTTTTCCAATAAACCCAGCGATGTTGTTTCTTGCCGCGCCCATAGTTTACATCGACACTGACCAAACGACGCTCGCGGCTTATCATGTTGCTATCCACTAACTTGTTTAGGTAGCTGCTGGTGCGTGACACGCTCTCACCGACAAGTGCAGCCGCCTGAGTTGCGGATAGATCCTCACCATCTGGGAATGCATCCAGTAGGCGCTGCATTTGTTTTTGGTTATATTGCTGCCTGCGCAAATCAGCAATTTTTACGCTCTTGCTGATAAACTCTTTTTCTTTGGAATTTTTTGGAAGAGGGTTGTCACGCAATTTCTCAAGCCACATATTATGCTCATACTCAAGCATTGCCTTGCCAAGATGTTCCTCCGCCTCTTGTTTCGATTTCGATGCGGCGCAAAGTTTTGCTAGGTCAGTTTTAATATCTTGTAGACTTCTTCTTTTAACATTAACTGCACTTGCTGCTGCTCTTCTAGGCTTTGTAAAAAGTTCGGCCTGCCGCGCATCTCCGCCTGCTTCAGCATTATCTCCGTCGTGCGCTCCAGACGCTTTATCAGCATCTTTACTTTCTGATGTGTTTCCAATGGTTCTACCCCTTTTTGCGTTAAATTTAATTTCATATTTTTTAGATATTCTGTGAATTTTACTTGGCGTCTCGAAAAATAAATCCGCCACTTGAGCCTGAGATAATCCCGCAGATGCGGCCATCTTCACTTGCTCAATAAATGTGTCTTGATCAAATCTTGCCATTACTCATCATCCTCCATGGGTTCTATTTGGCCGGAGCCGTAACAGTTATCGCAGTTGTCTTTGTATTCCTCTAACTCCGGTATTGGAGTGTTGAAGCCCTGCGGTATCATGCGCTCATATGTGGCCACGCCTTCGCCCTTGCACTCTGGGCAGTCTATTAACGTTAAAGTTGTATTCATCCTGTGCATTCTCCCTCATCTTGCTGGCACAAATATGCCTCGTCGTTAAAAATCCAATCGCCTTGGCGCCGAACAAAATCGCCTAGTTCGGCGTAGCTGTGTTTATGTCTGAAACTGGCGTTCATCTGTTTTTCCATGTCAGACCACCATTGCATTCGCTCTGGATGTGACCGCCACATGGACGCTAAATTGGCCTCTGATTTTAGAAAGCATCCATCACAGTTACTTGTTGTGGACAGTTGTAAATCAAACCCAAACGCTTGTTGCTGTTTGCCCCAAAATTCCATTACATCAGGCTTACGAACTTGAGCGTCATTAAGAGGAAACCACTGCTTGATGTATTGCACTGGCGCTGGCTTTATGCGCCTTGCTTCGTCAGCCCTTATGCCGACCGCATTGCTCCATTTTTTCCAACCAAGATTTTGCAAGTATTTAGTTGCTGGCCTGATCTTTAATCTGCGTGTGCAAAATCGTCTAACCGCATCTGGCAAGCGTTTATCTTTTTTAATTAAAGCTAAGAAAGGCTCACCGTCACGGCTGGCACTTTGGTAATTTACTGTCTGAACTTGTGCGTCAGTTTCTTCGTCAAACTCAACCCATGTAATTGGTACACTCCAACGCTCAGAACACTCTTGCACAAAGTCCAATGTCTCAGGCATCTCTCGTCCAGTATTGGCAAAGACAACCCTACACCTATCCGGCAAATCTCCGTTAGCATTTAGAATTTCGTGCAGCATATAGCCGCTAGTGCGACCACCGCTAAAGCTAATTACAACATTGCCGTCAGGGAGTTTATAAGGATTTCTCTCACGCATTTTTTTAATATCTATTTGGTCAATCATTAACTTCTCTCCCGTTTAAATTGGTTGCCCAAAAAATAGTGACACTACTAACGCGGCAACAAGCGCAATAGCTCCTGCAAGTTCTGCCGTTGGGTTCTCCTCAAGGCGTTTGAAAAACTTTTTCATT